GACGGCGGGCGGGCTGCACGTAGGGGAGGTAAAAACCACTCTTGCTGTCGATGAATACGACGAACATCGCGCGCAGCAGACGCTTGAGTTTCTGCGGAAATACTGCGGCGAGGATTGCGACGGGCTGGTGACAGTTGACGGCATAACTTACCGCATAGTTGATATTGGCATGCGTATGCTGCAACCGCACGAGCTATACCGCGCTCAGGGATTCCCTGAGTGGTACATCATCGACCAGGACTATCGGGGTAAGAAGTATGCTAAGGACAAGCAGGTTGCGCGATGTAGCAATGCGGTGCCGCCGCCGTTCGCTGAGGCGCTGGTGATGGCTAATCTGCCGGAGCTATGCCAGTCGAAACAAATTGCAGCCTGACCTATAATCCCCTCCATAACTCGAGGGGATTTTTATGTCACACGAAGAAATGACTCCAGCTGAAAAGTACATAGCACTGAGGAAGCGACATAAAAAACATGTGCTTCAATCCGAAATTGCAAATGCCAAGAGATTTGAAGCTGGGGAAGTGGCCTCTGTAAATGGCCTCAGGTCTCCTTACGAGATAAGGAAAAAAAGAGGGAGAACCGCAGACTAATGTCAAACCACAACATTGCAGCAAAATCGAAAGAAGAGCAGGACAAGGTTAACGTTGAACTTGCTGCCAGTGGCGTAGCTTACAAAGAACGCATGAATATGCCGGTTATCGCTGAGCAGGTAGCCCGTGAGCAACCAGAGCATCTGCGTGAATACTTCATGGAGCGAATTCGCTACTACCGCGAGCAAAGCCTGACACTGCCAAGAGCGTCAGACCCACGTTACATCGAGATGTCATCTCAGAACGAGAAAAAGTGAGGGTTTATGTTCAATATTATTATTCTTAAAGGTGAATTTGGTACTTTTGTTGATATTCAGAAGTACATCGGTGAAATTCCACCCAGAAAAACATCTATAAAACTTGATGGCGAAGCTTTCAAGCTATCCCTTTACGAGTTAAATGACAGCCAGTATTTAATTGCGCATCAGCACGATGTTACAGAGGAAAACAGATCCGCTGTAGATGACGCAATCATTCAGTTAAACATCGAACCAGTTGATTGATTTTCCATTATCAACTGTACATAATGTCAGTGTCAGCCTGAACAACTGACAACTTGATGCGCCACGGAGAGAAACCATGGCGCACGAACTACAGCTCATCAAGCAGTCCTCAGGAATTCTGATCCCCGCGACGCCGGAGACCAGCGATATTCTGCAATCAAAAATCAAACTCGGCGCCGTGCTGGTGGCTGAGTTCCGGCAGGTACGCAACCCGGCCTTTCACCGTCGCTTCTTCGCATTACTCAATCTCGGTTTCGAATACTGGGAGCCTACTGGCGGGGCGATCTCCTCCAACGAGCGCAAACTGGTAACCGGCTACGCCAAATTCCTTGCCTCATTCGCGGGAAGCGAAGCCGCACTCCTGGACGCCGCCGAGCAATATCTGGACCGCATCGCCGACAAGCGTGCCGGTAGTATCAGCATCTGCAAATCCTATGACGCATACCGTGCATGGGTGATCGTCGAGTCTGGCCACTACGACGCTATCCAACTGCCCGACGGTACCCTTCGCAAACACCCTCGCAGCATTGCCTTCGCCAACATGGACGAAACTGAGTTCCAGCAGCTCTACAAAGCCGCGCTCGATGTTCTGTGGCGATGGGTATTGTCCCGGGCATTCAAGAACCAGCTTGAAGCGGAAAACGCCGCATCGCAGCTCATGAGCTTTGCGGGGTGATGGCGATGAAATATTCCTGGTTTCACCATCACGAATGCACAACCGAACAGGCCGACGAGCTGGTGGCCTGTTACCGCCGTCGTGGCGCCACGGTAGAACGTAGCCTGAATCGCGACAACATCACCTGGACCGTCAGTGCCAAATTACCTGAATGCGAGCATCCGGCGCGTACGCCAAGAACCTTTCGGCAAAAGGTCTGGGGGTGATTATGGCTAAGTTGCCTCGCCGTAAGTGTGCCAATAAGGAATGTCGCCAATGGTTCCATCCGGTGCGTGAAACGCAGACCGTTTGCGGTTACGAGTGCGCCAGCGCAGTCGGTAAAGAGCAGACAAGAAAGGCTCGGGAAGATGCGCAGCGCAAAGAGTCTGCCAAACAGCGCGCCACTGAGAAAAAAGAGCGAGCCGCTTGGCGCCAGCGTAAAGCTGCGGTTAAGCCGCTGAAGCACTGGGAAGATTTAACGCAGCGTGTAGTCAATGACTATATTCGCGAGCGTGACCATTATTTGCCATGCATCAGTTGCGGGACGTTCGAAACCGTCCAGTGGGAAGCAGGTCACTACCGCTCACGCGGTAAGGCATCACATCTTCGCTATCACGAAGACAATATCAGTAAACAGTGCCACCACTGTAACGTGCAGTTGTCGGGCAATCAGCAGCAGTACCGCCTTGGCCTTATCGAGAAAATTGGGCCTGAGCGCGTCGAGGCACTCGAAAACAATAACGTCCCACACCGATACACCATCGAAGAACTCGAAACCATTAGGAAGCACTACAGCGCGCTTCGCCGTGCATTAATTAAGAGCAGGGAGGCTGCATGACATTTGAATCCTATTTTGCCGATCACCTCCGCGTTCGTTGGCAACGATTGCGCTTATATCACTTTCCCGGCTCTGTGCTGACGGACTACCGAATACTGAAGAATTACGTGAAAACTTATGCTGGAGAAGCGCTATGAACCTTGAAAACACAGTGAAATACCACTTCGCAAAATCCACGCTGATTAGCGATTCTCCGCGCGCTACCGCCTCCGATTCACTGACCGGTACCGACATCATGGCGGCAATAGGCATGACTCAGGAACGCGCTGCTATGGGGTACAGTGCTTTCCTCGGCAAGATGGGCATAAGCAATAACGACCGGGATCGGGCTATCGGACTGCTGGCTGAGGACGCGATGACCAAATGTGACAAGGTTGCCGCGCTGCGTAAGTTGGATTTCGGGGTTAAGCCTCAGGTGATGCACCAGTTGGCCACCTTCGCATTTGAGGATTATTCCCGCAGCGCAGCCAGTGTAAAACGGTGCGATTGCTGCAACGGTGAGGGCTTTATTGATGCTGAGGTATTCAGTATGAAAACCAATATGCCGGCACATGCAAAAGAAATCATTAAGGCATCAAAAGCGTTTGGTTTGAAGGTGATACCTTCGCAGCACCAAAACAGGCGTGAGGTAAAAGAGATAACGCGCGTTCTCTGTCCTCAGTGCAAAGGGAAAAAAGCCATCAGTTGCGCATGTAGTGATTGCCGTGGCCGTGGGAAAGCGGTGAATCAGAAGGAAACGAAGCAGCAAGGCGTTCCAGTATTCAGCACCTGCAAGCGCTGTGGCGGTCGCGGATATGAGCGCATCCCGTCAACTGAGGCCCACGCAGCTGTTTGCCAGATTACGGATGTAATCAGCCTGGATACGTGGAAGAAGTCCGTTAAACCGTTCTATGATCAGCTGATTACGAAATTCGATATTGAAGAGGCATGGGCAGAAAACCAACTGAAACAAATAACACGATAACGGTTATGGAAGTTAATTCCAGCTATTTACTTTTCCCGAATCTGTGTTAATTTTATCCCAACGATGGGTTAATGCCTTCGTTTCAAGCCCCGCGGATAACACCGTGGGGCTTTTGCGTTTCTGGAGCGTGAGTGTTCAGCTCATTGTCCAAAAGTGTTCAATTTTTGCGTTTGATGTGTTTTTTCATTCATGCAATATTTGACGAATAACTATAAGTAAAACTTTGACCGTGCCTATTAGCCGCTGCTTCCCGTGATGTCAGCGGTTTTTTTTCATTAAAACAGGGCTGCCCATTGGCGGCCTTTTTAATTTCAGGCCTCACGGGAATCATCCGCTACGTGCTTTGTTGATAAATCCAGCCCGTGAAGCCTGACCCTTTTCATACACACACAGCGCCATCCGAAGAATCGGAGGTGAGGCTATGACCAGAATGAGCACCATTTACAGCAGACTTTCATATGGAACAGGCACCACGCTGACCGGCTGCTGTGTATCAGCGAAGGCATATGCCGAAACAGCTAAAACAGCAAAAGAGGTGTCCTGGATGTTGGCCGACAGAATTGCAGGGTTAAGCCTGAGCGACTGGGCAATCATTGTCGGTATCGCATGCACCGTCATTACCTGTGCAGTGAACTGGTATTTCCGCTGGAAAGAACGGGAGGATCGGCGCAATGGGTATGCCACCAAAGCTGAGGAATAAGCTGAGCGCAGCGGTCGTTGGTTTAATTCTTGCGGGGGCTTCCGCGTCCGTGATTCTCGATCAGTTTCTGGATGAGAAAGAGGGTAACAGCACAACAGCGTACAAGGACGGCTCTGGTATATGGACCATTTGTCGTGGCGCCACGATGGTTGATGGTAAGCCAGTAGTTCAGGGCATGAAGCTGTCAGCTGAGAAATGCACCCAGGTAAACGGTATTGAGCGCGATAAGGCACTAGCGTGGGTTGAGCGAAATATCAAGATACCGCTGACCGAACCACAGAAAGCCGGGATTGCTTCTTTCTGTCCATATAACATCGGCCCCGGAAAATGTTTCCCGTCTACGTTCTATAAGCGAATTAATGCTGGCGACCGTAAAGGAGCCTGTGAAGCTATTCGCTGGTGGATTAAAGATGGTGGCCGCGACTGTCGTCTGACCAAAGGCCAGAAAAATGGGTGCTATGGTCAGGTAGAGCGACGAGACCAGGAAAGCGCGTTGACGTGCTGGGGGATAGACCAGTGAAGGCTTACTGGAAGCCACTTGCAGAAATACTGCTGGTGGTTTTTTTGTTATGCGCAGCCGCGTACTGGTGTTATTCACGCGGGTATCAGGAGGCGGACTCATCTTGGAAATTGCAGTGGGCGCAACGTGACCTTACTGATGCGACCATCACATTGCACCGTGAAGTAACCGAAAGAGCAGAAGAGCAGCGCCGCCAGCGCGCCGTTGATGAGGAACGTGAGAAAGCCGATGAAGAACTGGCAAAAGTACAGGCTGATGCTGACGCTGCTAAGCGTGCTCGCGGTGGGTTGCAACAGCAGCTCGCCGAAATACAACGGCAACTCGCAACAAGTGAAACAGGCAGAGTTTCCGCCCTTGCAGCAGCAAGCCAGGCAAAAGCCGAGGCCGGAATATTGCTCGCCCAGCTGCTTGGCGAAGCTGACGATCTGGCGGGAAAATTCGCAAAAGAGGCTGATGAGCGTTATGTCTCCGGAAGCACCTGCGAACGTACCTACGATAAAGTGATTGGGAACCATGGTGAATAATGCCCGCAAATGCGGGCATAAATTTTTAACGACTTTCTGGATGTGCTCTCGCGTTGAGTGTATCGATAAAATCTTGTTTTGTGATGCCTACATCGTGTATCCAGTTTTTTGCACGAGCAGGTAAGAAAACCTCAAGCATACGGCGATAAATTTCAACTGAAGGCATGTGGGAATTCTTCGTTAACTCTTCCTTGCCTGAGAAGCGCCCCATACGCTTAAGCATGCCACCGATAGTCAAATAATTTGTTTCGTTATTACCATCAAAGCCAGGGAAAGCTAAGGATGCCTCACCATTGAAATGAGGAATTGATTCTGCAACATCTGCCTTATCCTCATCGCTGAAGTGGTTGTAGGTATATTGAAGTATTTCATACATATCAAACGTATCAACAAACAGTTGTACTTCCTCTGGATTCTCTTCACCATCATCTAGACTCGGGTACTGCCATCTCAAGGCCCAGTAGCTATCCGTGCTAACTGCCTCATCGATGAAGTCAGGATCAAAAGAGTTTTTAATTTTCAGTGCGCGGTGAATATCACAGAGCAATTGGATCTGCAGTTTTTCTTGCTGTGAGTATTTCATTCTAAATTCCTTGAATTGATAGACCATTGTTACAGCATTAGAAAAGATACATGCGATCATAAATATTTCAAGAAACTGAGGGTTAAAATGGCAAAACCGGACTGGGGAGCAATGCAACACCAGTTCCTCGCCGAGCATGCTAAATCCGGTATTTCCCCCAAAGACTGGTGTGAAGCGCAAGGACTGAATTACACATCTGCCCGCCGCTACATAAAAAAACCGACTGCGCAAAATGCGCAACAATCTGCGCAGAAAAAAATGCGCACTGCGCAGGCAAGAAAAAGCGCAGAAAAACTTCTTGATAGTGAACTGACTCCCCAACAGAAACGCTTCGTTGCTGAATATCTCATAGACCAGAACGCAACAGCCGCAGCCGAGCGCGCTGGTTACAGTGACGCAAGCTATGGTAGGCAACTCCTAACAGTACCTCACGTTGCGCAGGCAATTGCGCAGCAGCAGAAAGCCTCCATTGCGCGCACGCTTGGCAGTGCCGATGAGGTCCTCGCGCAGATGTGGCAGCTCGCCACCTTCGATGCAAACCAGCTTTCACAGTATCGTCGTGGCGCATGCCGTTACTGCTGGGGCTTCGGTCATCACTATCAGTGGCGTGATATGGTGGAGTTCGAGGAGCAACGGCTTAAAGCCCTTGAGCGGAAGGGCAAAGAGCCGGTAGACGTCGGAGGTTATGGCTACGA